ACACAATCTATATATTTATACATTTCAATATTTATACATTTCAATATTTATACATTTCAAAGATTATAATGAGAAACAGAAACAAACTATGCTTTTATGCACTGAACAACATAAAAGTTTATCACCTTTTTATCATATGTCTATACATCATCTGTCTATTCTTCACCTCTCTCACTAGAAACACAATAAACACAATAAACATATATTGCATACAATGTAAAATACATGGTTCGATTTACATTGAGAATACCCAGCAGATTTCACACAATGATGCCATCGTATTACACGATGATGTCATATTATCCCCCACATTTTTTAAAGATGTCTACAAACTCATAGATTCAGCACCAGCTGATTGGGAATATTTACAATTATCCGTTGCAAGTAAATTAATACAACGTCACAACGAACATGTCGTTGACCCATGGATTGCATGGATGCCTGAACATATGTCTGCATCTGCGTATGTTATTAGTAAAAAAGGGTTAACCAAACTACGAAATTCACAATCGCTCAAAAAATACACAAGTACAGACGTTATTGTAAAAACACAATGGGAAGTGGAATTCCGTATGAAAAAAGACATTCACAGCATTAAACAGTCCATATTAATGCTGTCTACGACATTGATCCAAACGGACGACGATATTGAACGCGAAAGAAATTTTTGGCGAATCGACAAAGGAGATGTTGATATATACAAATTAGTAGTAGTCGTCAAAGAACAAAGAATGTATGAAAAAGTTACAAGTCTAATATGGAACGACCACGTTCAATTTGTTATCAATCCTGAGCCATACAACAAATTTTTTTATCTGCAACAATTTATACCGATAATGGGTAGTTACAAATATGTGCTTATAAAAGATTCAGACCAACGCATGCCACCGATGCAAACAATGTTAAACCCAACTGCGGTCATAAAAGGACCATTACGTCAAAAATTGTATGGTGGAATTGACGAAAGACAATGGTTCAAGTTTCAAGATGGATATTTGTGGAAAAATACACACAATGACGAATTCAATAGTATGTTATATTATGAAAATATAATATCAAAAGAAGTACCCTTTTTAGAACAATTTTTTGTCATTTTTGATGGTGACTTTGCAAAATGGTTTTTCAACCAAATTTTAACAGATGACATGCTTTTACTTGACGGTAAACCTATAACATCGGATTGGGGTCCAGATGTTATTTGGTGCAAAGCAGCAAAGCAATGGAATCCAAGCAAAACATCTTGCGTCATTGTTCCTGTCGTGTCGCAACATGATGACACACAACAAGTTATCGTATGGAATTCCTCCGAAAACCGTACCAAAATAAGTGAAAATCAATTGGCGCGATACACATCGGAGTTTCCCAAATGGGTCTTCTATTCAAAAAATATTTAACATATGTTATTTTTTAAATAGAGTTTAGTATTTAAAAAATAACTATTTAATCATTTTATCTATTTAAAATGGAATATTATTCAGATGCATCTCTTTATACTGATTCCGACATAGATGAAGAGGAACCGTTGTCAGAAACCCACTGCCCGCGCGAATTGGACCACTGGGAGCTCGAAAAATTGCTCGATAGTCGCGGTCCACCACCTGTAATCGAATATCTCAAAAATGTTGGTGTCGTTACTTTACGGACATGTGTTTTTGCACCAGGACACAATATTAACGACATCGTAGATTCTGGTTCTGCGTCGTGTTGGGACGCCTTTTGGTCAGGCACATCGTATAACAGACCTTCAAACATATCTTTTGACGAATGGGATGCGATTGGAGAGTTTTGTATGGAAATGTGTAGATGTTGCATTCGAGAACCAGAAATCGAACAGGTTATATCATGTATGACGAACGTTATACGACTTGGTCAATTCGTACGACCAAAAGCAGGACGTGCGGTAAAACCTAAGAACGTTTGCGGCGCTTCACAATAGGTTCTTCCGAGTCTTCTTCCGAGTCTTCTTCTGAGTCTTCTTCTTCTTCTTCTGAGTCTTCTTCTTCTGAGTCTTCTTCTTCCAAAGTTGGAATCCAATCTCCGTCTGAATCTGAATCTGATTGGGATTCAGACGGATCTTCAAGTACGTGTTGCCAATCCTCGATAGTCCAATTGTACTTTTGAGCAGTTTTGCGCATTTTTTTCCATGGCAATGGGTCTATTCCTCCAATGTAACATGGGTAGGAAATTGTATCCGTAATTTTTTCAATAGCTTTCTGTTCAACAACAAATTCAACAAGATCCGTACCATTGAAAAATATAGCGTCACAAGATTTTAAAGTTTTCGATACACGTTGAAAATATACAAACCATATATTTTTGATTTTTTTGTTCAACTTTTTTCCTGTAAAAGTGATGTTGGAAGATTCAAAAGTGGATTCAACCATTTCTTTGCCAATTCTACCTGATATTTTAGACATATTATATTCATTAAAAACTATCACATATATATATATTATTTAGTAAAAAATGGATTTTTTTAACAAAAATTACGTTATCAACAACATGATGTATATAATAATAAAAACAATAGAAAAAGATAATGTTTGTTATACAGCTAGTAGGGTATGTATTTCTATTTGTTGCGTCCATTTCTTCATCGGTATCGATGAACTTTCAGAAACTCGCACAATACGAATTAAATTGGAAAGATCCAAGAACACGTCAAATTAAAAGAACCAAAGCTTTGAAATCATCTGTTTTTACACGTCCATTGTTTATACTTGCCATATTTTTATCGTTTGCTGCATCGACGCTTGATTTTTTAGCATTGACGTGGTTACCGCCGATGACAGTCGGTATTTTTGGAGCAGTCTCCATCATTGTAAATTTATTAGTCTCCAAAGTCATATTATTCGAACAACCAGAGTCTAAAGAATGGACAGCTATTTTATGTGTTATTTGTGGCTGTATATTGGCAATTAGTTCTAAAGTCTCTGAAAATGATGAAATACCACCGCCGGTGCTCATTGAAAGAACATCATCATGTGTATATATCGTAGCGAATTGGGTTATATTTCTTCTATGTTCTGCAGCATTGGATAATTTGACGTTGACGCCTGTTATTCATCGTTTCGGCTTTCCATTTATAGGAGGTGCACTCGGTGCGCAAAATGTATGTATGGGTAAATATATCGCATGGGCAGTGGCAGAATGGATTGAGGCCGAAAAACTAACTGTTCGATTAGATGTTCTTCTTTCAGTAGTGGCGCTGTGTATTGCTTCAATCATTGTTCATATCATATGGTTAAATAAAGGTCTTGCGAAACACGATGCCTACTACTGTATAATTGTGTACCAATCGTCCTGGTTTTTATTTACAACATTATCAGGAATCGTTGTATATGACAATATGGCACAATTAACAATTCTGTCACAATTATGTTTTTTGTCGGGATGTCTGTTAGCAATGTTCGGAGTATTCCAAATATCACTCGTCCACAAAGATTCAAACGAAACGTAAATTCACTTGATTTAGACTACGACCACAATCTGCCATTGAACTGGGTTGGACCATTTCATACAACGCGTGTGGATGCATAGAATTTGATACAGAATGGTCAAGGATTTCGCCTTCTTTCAAAGCAGCGATCACTATTTCAGAACAATACCAGCGGGGTGACATTCCCAAATAGGTATAGGACATCGGAGACGGACGTATTGGTGACCAATATAAAAAGTATCCCATATGGTTAAAACCATCTCCTTGACGCTCTTGACAATACATTAACATGGTATCATATTGACTCTTAGAACATTCCATAGAACGGAAAAACCATTCTTTACGTGAAAATCGTTTTCGTTCGAGATGTACAGAACCAGAGTACACAATCGAACACGCAAGGCCAGCTATGCTATCATTACTGCTTTCTGAACCAGGTGGACAAAACAATAGTTCAGCATGAATAAAAGGCGCGGTGTCATCCTCTGTAGACGCTATAGAAGCAGCAATACGATTTAACCAAGACGCTTCCAATATATCAGAATCACTTCGTACAAAACATAACATGATTTTATGAGTCATTATGAAAAATAAATAAAGTACCTTTATATGTTATTTTAGTCACTTTCTACTGTAGAAGATTCGGCAAAATCTAATCCCGATGATGTTTTACCAGACGATTCGGCAAAATCCAAATCTGAATCGGTCTCAACCGCAGATGACACTGCGAAATCCTCAGATTTGTCGGAATCAACAGCAGACGACGCCGCAAATTCAAGCCCTGAGGACGTATGAGAAGATTCTGCAAATTCCAAACCTGAAGATGTCTTTTTATCAGACGATTCTGCGAAATCCAAATCTGAATCATCCGTATCCACAGCCGAAGAGGCCGCAAACTCCATATCTTCATTTTCGGAATCCATTGCAAAATTTAACTCTTCGTCTGAACTTGCCCAATCATCGGTCATATTATTTAACATTTCACTTAATTCACCAGGTGGTACAATGGACATTTTACTTTCCGCAGTACGAATCAAATCAGCCAGTTCTTTTTCGTCGCCTTGGCGGAGCTTCGAATATCCCGTCACAGTTCCCTTTTTCTTTTTATTCAACACTACCGCACGTTTTTTCAAATCACTGATGTTCATCGTAGAAAGTTCGTCATCTTCCTCGGCATCGCGCTTCACTTCTTCTTCCGTCTCACGTTTCACTTCTTCTTCCGTATCACGTTTCACTTCTTCTTCCTCAGAACTTTCTTCCTCTGAAGAAGTATTTTCGACTTCGACTTCGAATGTTTGTTGACGTGGTGCACGAATAAATTTGTAGGCACTACCTGCTGTATCTGCTTTAAAAGAAAACTTATTCTTTGACTTTTTAAGAGTGCCTGGGGTACCATTCAAACGGACATGAGTATAATTTTTGATATTGGAAAGATCTTCAACGCGCCAGTTCGTTTGGTTAAAATCTGCATCTGATTTTTTCCAAGATTCAACTGCATTCGTTACAGCACACCACATCTCGAACTCGTCATAGTCAAGATTGCCATTTCCATCTTTGTCATACTCATTCAACATTTGTTCCGCAGCAGAAGCATCATATCCAGCCGCTGATAACGCGTCCTCCAATTCAGTCAATTCAATACGACCATCTTTTGGTTCTTTGTCATACCAGTCAAATACATACTTGATGTAGTTTCGATCGGATTGACTCAACTGGTTGACTTGTTTGATAGCCGGTTGTTGGCGTTCTCGTTCAATACGGTCGTCGTCCTCCTGCTTTTTGCGTGTGATTTCTGCCTGTTCTTTTCTAAGTTTCTCGGCAGCTTTTTCGGCTTCTACTTCCTGTTGTCGGCGCTCGCGTTCAATACGGTCGTCGTCCTCCTGCTTTTTGCGTGTGATTTCTGCCTCTTCTTGTCGGAGTTTCTCTGCAGCCTGTTCGGCTTCGTCGGCCTGTTGTTTGCGCTCGCGCTCAATACGTTCGTCATCTTTCTGCTTTTTGAGTGCGATTTCTGCCTCTTCTTGTCGGAGTTTCTCGGCAGCCTGTTCGGCTTCGTCGGCCTGTTGTTGACGCTCACTTTCAATACGTTCTTGTTCTTCTTTAGCTTTTTGTGCGATTTCCACCTCTTTTTTGCGGAGTTCCTCTTTTTCTTCAAGAAGTTTACTTTCGCGACCAGTCATAAAATCTTTAGAATACCACCCAGCTGCGTTGGCTTTTTCCATGGTAGATTTTTTTGGCGAGCTTTTATTTGTCTTGGTAGTTTTGTAAACAGACTGATTTCCATTTTTACCATTAACAATAAACCATTCGTTTCCACCTGAAAGTTCTTGACCACTCCCTTTACCCGTTGCTTTTTTATATTCTGACATGATAGTTACATTTGTCTGTAACTCGTCCACTGTTTCTCTTTGTCTAGAAATGACGTCACGTTCTTGTTGAATACGCTCGTTATCCTCAATTTGTTTGCGCTCTATCTCCTCTTGTTCTTGTCTAAGTTTATCGGCGGCTTTTTCGGCTTCCACTTCTTGTTGTTGACGCTCGCGTTCAATACGTTCGTCGTCCTCCTGCTTTTTGCGTGTGATTTCTGCCTGTTCTTTTCTAAGTTTCTCGGCAGCTTTTTCGGCTTCTACTTCCTGTTGTCGGCGCTCGCGTTCAATACGTTCGTCATCCTCCTGCTTTTTGCGTGCAATTTCCTCCTCTTCTTGTCGGAGTTTCTCTGTAGCCTCTTCGGCTTCGTCGGCCTGTTGTTTGCGCTCGCGCTTAATACGTTCGTCATCTTTCTGCTTTTTGAGTGCGATTTCTGCTTTTTCTTGGCGGAGATTCTCCTCCTGTTCCAAGGCGTACATGAGCTCTTGTGAACGTTGTTTTTGTTCCAGAATTTCTTGCTCTATGCGCAACCGTTCTTCTTTTTTCTGTGCTCTTGTTCTGCGGACAACTTGTCGTTTTGTTTCTCCTTCTCCTTCTTCTTCTTTCGTTGACGCTTCGTCTAACATGAAAAGAGATGGTTGTGCAGGCTTTTTTTTCTCTTCTCGTTGGTCAATTTTCAAGATAACACGATTTCCTTCGTAAATATCTTTGAGTTCACTGTGAAGTTTTTTTGGATTTAAATGGATGGTTGGTTCGATGAATTCAACCATGGCAATATAATCTGGGTCGGTCACATCGTTATTGTCGCACAGGTCTACAATTGTTGGAAGATCCACGTTTAAATATTCGGGCAATTTTGCGACGCGATCTTGAAATACACGCATATTAAAAGATGCATTTGTAATGTTTCGTACTGGTGGTGAAAGTAATCGTTTGATACGACCTGCAACACCTGTGCACCGCTGTTGAAATTCAATATCATCTAATTCGAATCTATATTGTTTTCGTTTTGCTGCTGCTGCTTGGCGTTTGATGACTGTAGAAATCTTAATTTTATTGGAGATGTATTGGTCTCCGTTGCAATGTAATCTCACTTCGCCAGAGGATTGACCCAATTCAATCTCGGTGTCGTTGCCAATGGATGTCCACGATTGTGCATCTGAATTTAGTTCCCAATGGTATAGGGAAAAATTTTTCGAAAAAACTTGATGTGTTGGACGAATTGCGCCATCCTTAAATTTAATGTGAATTGATTTTTTGGGTCGGGTTTTTTTAGGTGGAGTTGCCGTGGAAATATTCGCCAATTCAAGTCGTGTTGTGTCAATTAATTTTTTTAATTTATGTATATTCTCTTGATGTTTGTTTTTATCCTTTACACGCATGATAAATTTATCCATGTAGTCACCAAATTCAACTTGTATATTTGCTGTTGTTATGTGTTGCTCTTTGGAATCATATTCAGTCCTTCCTAAAGCATCTGAGATTTCCTGTTCTTTATCTAACGCTTTTGATAGTTTATCTAAAAATGCTTTTTTTGCTTGTAATATTTTTACAGACATGTGAATCCGTTTAATTACCGATATACACCGTGGTATATATAGGGTCGAATTGTTATCCAAAGAGATGACATGGTGTAAAAAAAAGCATGTAAATATATATAGAGATCATCCAAAGTCGAAATGGCAACGTTGGTGTGCATACATCTGTGGCTTGGTTTTAATTGCATTTATTTGTTTTTGTATTTTGAGAGATACTGCGCCTGTTAGGGTCACAGTTCCTACTTTGAAAGATTTGGAAGAACCCCCAGGTAGTATAGTCGGCTCGCAACAAATACATGATGTGTATTGGAGAATGAAAATTCGTCACGTAAATACGCATTTGGCAGAAGAATGTAAAACTTCTAATTATACTATTTTCACACAAAAAAATCTGGAATTGGATGAACAGAGAATGGAGGAATCCTACATTTATATGTGCGAACCGAATATGTCTGTAGTAAATGCGCGCGCTGTTTTTTCAGGTGCGTCCACAAGTTATGTCACATGTCAAGAAAAATATGCGGATACCACTAAAAAGAAAGAACGAAAATACCCATTTTCATTGAAATATATTTCCGGTACCACTTTTATGGCCGAAACGAAGGTAATACGCCAGCCAAAAGATGTGTGTATGTGGTTGCATGCAATTGATATTGTGGAGTCTCATTGGGATTGACGTATATAAAGCCGCAAGTATATCGTAAAACATGGACCATGGTACTGTATTACCAGTTGACAAAATGGCACACTACATGTCCGTCTTACGAACAACACCAATATTATACATGTGTCGCAACGTCATTCACCACCATTTATTCGGCAATGGCATTGAATTCGCCCATCGCCGTGGCAAAGTCCGACCAGACCCCCACATGCAAGAAATTATGAACGATTTTTGGTTGCCCTGTTGTAAACAAATTATCGATAGTGTTTTGTCATTTGGACTTGTTATTCTTCGCATTGTCCACATGCAGGATGGTCTTCGAGTTCCTGTTGTACTCGAACCAAGCGGCATTGTGGTCAAAATGTTGTATACATTGGGCTTACGTGAATACGTCGTGTACGACCAACAGAGGAACGAAATACCCGATGTACATGTGTTTGATATTTTTGGCCATTCGCCAACTGCTAGTGGTCACATGACTTCCATTGTCAGCAATCTCATGCCAGATATCCGTTACATTAATACATTGCGTGGTACTTCGCTGTCGATGGAGCAGAAGCGTTCCAATCCAATTTTAATGACTGAATCTGTGGATACTAAAATTGACAATGTCGAAGGAGTGAATTATGATTTTTATGCGGATGGTGATATGCAAGACACGTCTTCGGCCAATAAATTTAACAGAGACCGCCACAACGTGCAGGCACTTCAACATCAACAGCAAATGTACGATGCATTTTTTGCAGGTGGCGCTCCCGCCAGTGTGGGCGGTGATGTCCTTTCTAATATGGTGAATGTACCACTCGGTCAACGGATTGTCAATATCCCCACACAAACGGGACGCGGTGACATTTCATCCCAAGTAAAAACGTTCCAAGATGTTGTGTGTGGTGTTATGGGAATTCCACGGTCTTTGATGATGGCAGATACTCCACACAAATCGGACGAAGAAGGCACACACCAAACATTTAAAAAAACCATTTTAACTTGGAAGAACAGTTTGCAGGCTATATGTGAACAAATGTATTCGCTCATTTACGCAGAAGATATTAAAAACCAATTGATGAAAGCTATCGGTAAGAAACGAAAGAAATCCGGTCTTGAAGATGTGTATGCTTTGAAAAAAAGATTGCAAGTCGAAATCATATTTCCAATATCACCGTTCTTAACACATACCGATTTGTATGTCCATTACCAGCGCGGTGTCATCTCGTGGGATACATATACGAAACATGCGTGTGCCAACGTATCTTTGCCTCATGAAAAAATGGAAGAACCGGGACAAGTAGAGAAGCCAGTAGAAGCAGATAAACTCATGAACGACAATCAAGAAGAAGAAGAAGAAGAATTACCTAAAGAAGGAGATGATAATTGAATAAATAGGAGTAGATAATATATAAAAAAGAACAATTACTTAGATTCGTGATACATTTCGTCATATTTATCAATAATTTTATAGTCGATGTGTGACAAATAATGTTGGGTACCCCTATTTGTAATTGCCACGTACATGGCGCCATGTCTTGGTGTTGTCGCAGTTTGCTCAGCTTTTACGCGCAATTCTGCAATTTTGTGTCCATTCGTGTCTGCAGTAGAAGAAATTAATCTATTCAGTATGTCCGAAGACAATTCCATGCATGTTGTATTTGAGTGTACGCCTGGACGATGAAAATTGACACGCAGTGTCAGATCTGCGGCGGACATTTGTTCTACAATTTTTTCTATCGAGATTGCAGTTCCATACGTTTCGGTTGTTTGGTACAGCAACGTATTTCCACTTTGTACTTTACGTGCTTCGTTCATTTCAAATAAATCCTTACCACTTTGACGTAAAATTTTCAGATTAGAAGCTTGCTCTTCAATACTTGTTTTATTATATTCGTTGTATCCAACGGGTTTTACGGTAGCTTCTAAAATCATATGGTGGTTATTTGTAACTGGAGTTGGGTCGATAGTTACAGGAGATGATTCTGGCGAACGAAAAGCAAGTCGTGACATATATGTTTAATAACATTCTTTATATACTGATTTTTTTTCAATTCCAAAATTCATTCCAACCTCCATTTATATCTTGTCCACATCCATGCATTACTTTTTGTAATTTTTCATTGTTTTCTTTGGACACTTTAACTGTTATATCATCAGGTCTATATTCTAAAAATGTTAATTTTGTTTCTTCAGGCAAGCCAACGCAACAAGGACACCCTCCCCTAGCTTGACCAGCACATGCAAACGCACGATATCCAGAAGGATTTTGACGAAAATACGTATGTGTTATAATGATACCGTTTTTCTGTTCACCACGTTCACAATTATCGAATTTAGTGGAATTCATTTTTTCTTCCAAATGCCACCATCCAAGTATTTTCATAGCATCAACACGTTTTTTTGCCTTTGTATATACAGCGTGAACCGCGACCAAACCACCACCACGGTTTGATTTGCCTGGAGCATACAGTTGTTTTTTTTCAATAGGACATACCGGATATTGAACAAGGTCCTCAGGACCAGGGATTGAATAAATACTTCGGGCACCGTTTGCAAATGCCCGAAGACAAACACGGCCAAATAACCAATCGGGCGCACCCGCCAACAATTCAGTCTTTTGATCTTTACGAATTTCAACAAAAGAAAATGCTGTTTTCTTTCTCTCGTTTTCTATATCACGACATTCAACGTCAGAAAATGGACATTTATCAATATAAACAGAATCTACGTCGGATTGAACAACTTTAAAAGTCCCATGGTACAACGAACTCATTATGTCACGAAAGATGGGTTGGTCTAATAATTTTTCAGCATTTCCACCGTCACTCTGAAGCATATTTATAAATTTATTGTTCAATAGTTTAAAAAACTCATACAATGGCGTTTCAAAATGATTTGCAGAACTGCGAAAATATATTATTCCAATATTTAGAAGAGCATTTGGAACATTGTCTTTACAAAGTTGCAAAGCTCCGATTTTTTTAGCAAGTTTTGTACAAATTGGACGAGTCTCTGGTCCAAACAAATCTGTTTGTGTAATTATCCTGAATGGACTCAACAAAGGCCCGTGTAAAATTGTATACGGATTTTCAAGGAAAACTACGTCACTATCAACTCTCATGACACCATACCCTTGTTGTAAAGCTTCAGAAACTAACAACCACTGTTGCATCCATAACAAAAACATATCGCCTTTTTTCACGTTCCATTTTTTCAAATTAAAATTATAATATGCCGACGAATATCCACACGAGAACATATCAAAGACTTGGGGATATCGAACCTGCAAAGTATGGCACAATTCTGCAGACGACGCCAATACAACAAAGTGGTTTATATTCATCGCTTTAAAATTCAAAATTACATTTGCAATAAAATCAGTGGATATTGATGAAAGAGCAGGGTCTTTTGATACACGACGGTGATCACGCGTATCACCAACAGCAAAAACAATTAATTCGTTTGTGGAGACACGCGAATCAAAAAAAGCTTGTCTAGTTATGGTATCATGTAAATCAAAAGAGAATAATTCACGTTTTTTTGATTTAGTAAACCGTTTTTTAAGAAAATTAGATAATAACAAAATCCCAATAAATATAATTTTTATCATTCATATTCTTTTTAATAAAAACTTATATACTTTTTTTAGAATGACAATCCCGATTTGTATTTTCGATTCGGAATACTGAGTAAAGGAACATCGAGTAACGGTGCTGTCTTTTTTTCTTGTCCAATTCTAGAAATGTAACCAACCAGAACCGCCGCAATAAATAGTATAACGGAGGACAAACTGCATTTCATTTGAATGATTGCATTATTTTTTAATATTGTCATAATCACAGAATATATAATTCCTAATGATAATATCATAATAAATACTTTCCATCTGGGTATCATTTTTGGATGACAACAAGATACATTGAGTGAAGCTGTCCACACATCTGTAAAATAGATTTGTTGCAGTACAACAATCACTATGTGCCACGATAACATGGACAAAAATATTGTACGCCATTCAGAATCATCTTGGTCATCCGCCAAATCATACAACATACAAGCTAAATACAACCAAAATATACCCAGGATGATATCGTGTAATACCCATATTGTTACACGTTTTCGAAAAGCGAACAATTTGGAATTATTACCAGCTGCGCATTGTACTAGACAAATGATATGGGGTATTGTCGAAATTAACCATAGACCAGGTGGGACACACCAAAATGCAGAAATCGTTGTATAATGTTTGTCGTTCCAAAAATGTTTGCGCTGTATCCATGAAATATAGCAAGCTACAATAGCCATAGAACTGGCCAGCGCCCGTAATACACACGTAAGCCGTAGGACAGAATCCGCGGAAGACCAATCAAAACAATCCAAACAACATTTTTTGTCTTTTGACATGTGTTTGTAAGATTTTTGTAAAAAGGCATCGTTCCACAACTCTATAATATTCACAACAGTGAAAAATGCGATAGAGAGAGCAACGGATATTAAAAAAGATTTAGTATCGGCATAATACCAACTTACGATTGAACTTATTAATGATACACATGTTAGTAACCAACATAAATTTCTCATTTATTAATACAAAAAGTATTATAATTTATAGTGCATTTTGTGAAAAATATTTGGAAAATACCTTTGCATTTTCTGTTGGACCTTTGGGCTTAACAAATGCTTCATAATCATTTTTGACTTGTTTGCAAAACATTTTATTTTTTCGGAGACGATTTAGTCTTGTTTTTTGAGCATGGCACGCTGGACACAATGCTTGCAAATTTTCGGACACATCTTGACCGCCGTCTTGCAACTCCATAATATGGTCTATTTCGAAATTCGGTGGTATTGGAAATAGACCACAGGCATTGCATGCATAACTTTGGCGAAACGCTATTTCGATTCTGAGCGACCTACTTAGTACGCGCTTTGGTATTTTTTTACAATATTTCGTTAGTTCTTTTTTTAATCCATTCAAATCTTGATTCAACTCGTAACTATTTTCAATATGCCAACTTATAAATGCATATGCTGTTTTACACGATACTAATACAGTGTCATTCGGATAAATACGAACAAGTTGTTTACATTCATATTCGTACCTATCTATTCTCAATTCGAACGCCTGTTGTGTCGTTTTGAATATAGAACGTATGTCATCCAGTGAAATATAATATTCATTATTGAACGATACAACCTCCATTTTGTATTTATATCATTTGTAAGAAAGATCCGATTTATAGGTATATAAATGCCTTTTTTTTAAATAATGAATGAATGAATTTCGGGACGCGCCAACTGTAGACCCGACAATGATGAAGCGTCAACGAATTAATCCCACACCTACCATCATAAATATGGGAGATTCCACGTCCGCTAAACCATCAATCAAAATAAATGTTGTCACTACTCACAATGAACCAACTAAACAACAAATCGAACGAGAGAAAACACGAGCAAATATCACAGAAATAAGATTCAGAAGATCTTTAAAATCAAACGATTCGAATATGTTATTGAGATGTCTGGAGTCTGGATATCACCCCACTACACTACAATGGCTACAAATTATAGGAAGATTGCATGTTACGACCGCGCTTAACTGTGTTCGCAATGTCAGATTTTTAGAACCCCTGTGTGTTGCTTCAGCCATACGTCGACAACACCGAGCATTATTTAAAGAAGTGTTGTCGCGCGTTGATAAAGTACCAAGGAATCAAATAGAGAGTCTCATGGCAGTACCTGCCTACTATTTAGACGTATGTCTGAAAAAAGGACTCGACCCAAACATACCTCTTAAAAACAAACGCCTACCCCTCGAATATGCTTGCTCTCATTCACGCATTGCGCATATTGAAATTCTTTTACAAGACGAAAGAACTACCGTTTCGCAAAACGTGTGTCGCTTCATGATCCGTCAACCAAAACAACAGAAATATGCTGAAAGAGCAATTGAGTTGTGTAAAGATATAGTTCCAAGCATGATACTTGAAGCTGTCGTAGCAAACGTAACATCAGCTTTATGTTCTATTATGAAAAATCTCGAATCAAAGTATGAAAGTAATCCGAACTGGGAAGAGATCACACACATGATGATGTGTCCCATTTTAAGCGATTACACCACCGACATTGTAAAAACACCCATCAACGACCATTATTACGACAAGAAATCATTATTACAATGGGTAAGAGATAAAGGTAACGACCCTTTGACAAGAGAAGAGTTACGGGAATCGGATTTGCTGTTAAGATCTGAATTTTTGAAAGAATGTGCCACAAGTTTACAAAGTAAAATAAAAAAACTGGAATAATTTTTTCATATGAATCGTAATGTACTGTGGTCTACAAACATATGATACAAGTAACTATTTTTTAAACAAGGTAGAGAATACATAATGTCGATACGCTCATCCACATCCACATCCACATCCACATCCACATCCACATCCACATCCACATCCACATCCACCACCGATAAATTTCAAGGAATTTATCAAGGAATTCTATTATCAAGGAAGTCTATAGTAAATTTCTCAACAGTAATAAATGGATCAACAATCAAAAGACTACCTACGTAAAGTAGGCATCGGTCCAGAGTTCTTCTCATCTGTTGAAACGTTACAGCTCCCTAATCACAGTCTTTTAAAGGGTGTTACGTTGTGCGAGTTGTCCAAATACATGCCACAAGGCCAAGCTCGTTACATTTACGAAAAAATAAATCCGTGTGAGCCACTCGCACAAAAAGTTGTGAGATGGCTTGAGGAATGTGGCATTGGTAATAAATACTATGTGTATTTTCAGCGCTTGCGCTTACCAAGCGTGGAAATGATACACCACGTCCGAACCCATCATCTTTTGGCCATCGGCATGGAAACTTGGGAAGCAGACATCGTAGTGAAAATGATCGAAGAAAGAAAAAGAGATCGAACAGTAATTATCGAGTCGGGAGATGAGGTCTCTGAAAAAAAGGTCCTCAAAGTAAAAAAACGAAAAAAAACCGCAAAAAAACGCGGTTCACCAGCCAAGAAAACCAAAAAAAACAGTCCAAAACCAGGGCTTTTTAAAGGATTTTTAAACGGAAAAAGACTTCATCTCGGAACCATTACTAAGACCAAGTTTAAACAATTGCACCGAAAATATAACCTGAAACGTCAACGTCTTGGCGATGACAAATGGACATATTGTTACATGGTAAAAGGTGAGGTCAAACAAGTTCAATTTGGCCTCAAACATGTTTTGAATATTCTCTGGGAGATAGAACAACACGAAGAACAGCAAATCTCGTCAGTCTCAGCAAACCAAACAGCCCCGTCAGACCCGATAACCTCAGCAGTACCAGCATTCCCAGCATTCCCGACAGTCTCAGCGTAATTAAAGTGAACCCATAGAACATACAACATACAACATAATATAAAAAATAAAGGTCTGACTTTTTTAGCATTGTGCTAACTATTTTTATTATTGTTCTCAGCTGAGTTGACTAATCCCAGTCTTTATCAATGCTAATTTTATTATTTGTTGACTAATAATTTAATTGTTTGGTTGCTAACACTTTATTTATACAATCCGCCACGTGTTTACAATAGAACCCATAATGCGCCTGATTCGTTGCCGATCTGTAAATAAAGTCGGGACAAGTGCACGTCCATACACCTTCGGTATCACATAAGACATCGTATGTCTTGTCTGACGCGTGAGTTGAGGGTACTCGAAACGATTGGTCATGTGTGATGGTGCATTGTTTTTGCTTGGCCTGAACGAGCTCTTCGGTCGTCAACCTAGCCCAAATATCCTTTACGATGTGTCTCGGTTGTATAATCTTTAGGCGGGGAGGTAGCTTCTTTTTGGACCGTTTGTGCGTCTTTTTGGACTGTTTGTGCGTCTTTTTGACCGACACTGCTCCGCTGTCCAATGCCTTTGAGTATTTGGTGGGCGTTCGTAAAATGGACTGACCTTTCGGCATGTTTGACAAAAAACCTTGTTCAAAAATAAAAAAACAAATAAACATTCATGACCCCAATGAATAATTAAAGTCCAAGGTTTCCACAAGGATTCAAGGATTAGGTAAAAAACAAAAATGTTTTCAAAACCATTTCGTGTCGTGTCGTGTGTGCGCCGGTAAGTTTTGATGCTACATAATTTCACCATTTCATACTCAATACTTTAACGTATCCAACATACCACAGATACGCAATCAACGCCGTTTGCGCATCCGTACAACAAGAGTTATTTAAATAATTGTATTTTTTTAGATTGTATTTGTTTATGGAGTCGAAATGGGTGGTTGTGACAGCGGTGAGTTCGTGCGTCTGCGTTTGATTCGGTAAGATTCCCCCGAAGAGCTGCTGGAGGAGCTGCTGGTTGAGCTTTTGGCAGAGTTTCTGAAAGCACTTGCGTGAGATGGGATGGTTTGGTTGGTTGGGGTTTTCATGCTGGGCAATGTCAAATACACAGCGTTGGCATACACTTGTGCAACATGTCCTAATCTTACGATGCGTATGTCGGTATCGAGGCCTAATTTAACCCCATAGCGTTCATTATTGGTATAAAACACAAGGCACATACGCGGAATAATAATGCTGTGCAACGGCAAATAATTGCTTTGATGGGGAGGTTTGTCATCGAATTTGATACCTGCATGTTCAACAAAATTTTTTTTGTCGCTGTCGTAATTCCATAATACGGGCAAGCCCATTTTGCTAAGAATACGCGATAAATGGAACATGGGATACTCGTTGCCATTAATCGTTCGCGTGCCTTTCTGCAGACGATTGGCATGGCGAATGTAATCGTCAACGGTTTCCAATTTATCTTTGTGTAAACATTTGATCCGATGGTCGACGTAAGCCAATTTGAGACATTCGACTTCGAGAGCCTCCAATTTTTGAAGGGCGTTACGGTTATCGACTCCTATCGTCGGTATACATTGTTCCAACTGTTCGTCAGAGTATCCCAGTGCGATGTTGAGACTACAGCGTTCGGGGTTCTTTTCTTTGTACCAAGAAGCATGTTTGTCTCCACCCAACCATCTCCCATCGATCACCACGGCCGAACCCAATTCAAAAGATTGGAAACCGCGCGTCGGAAACGCCGTGTTGATGACAGTAGGTACGCATTCACCTCTGTGGTCCGCAAAGACTCCAATACCGACGTCGGTGTTATCGTCGTGGATGTTGTTGTAGGTATCGGGCAAGGACATTCTTTTTTGGTGAATTCCTTGGTGAATGTCCAAAAAAGAAGTCACAAGGAATTTATTGAAACCACGTGCCCTTATTCATTGGTTCCGCCTGAAAAATCAACCGCAAGGAAACTATTGAAACCATCCCCCGAATATTCATTGAAACCATGTCCAATGCCCTTCCTACTGTTAAAAAGCCACCGCGCAACGCCAGTAACAAGAATAACAGTAGCATCTTCCTGCCAGAGTGCTGGACACTGGAAATCAAAACTCGTCAAAATGGAAAGTCGCGGGGCAAAACAGACAAGTATTATATTTCACCCACGGGACATACTTTCCGTAGTCAAGTTGAAATGTTCGCGGAAGTAGATAAGGAGGGAGACGTCTGTCCATTTTTATGGACGCGATGGATTATTGACGGAACACAAGTGTCAAGATGTGATGGTACATACATAGACAAAAAAGGCCAGAAGATCACGAGACCAGAGTCGCCAGTGTATTAACGAACCTAATTCTCCTAAAAATAAGGAGTTTCATCGTCGCTTGTTTCTATGGGTAATTCAAACTTAAGATTTTCTCTCCATTTCTTCACTTCTCGAATAGAATGAAATTTTTGACCATGCATTGAAAAATAATGTTTACCCGTTTCTGTGCTTTGCACCCTAAACCATTCTGGTAAACCGAGTTGCATTTCATTCTCTGTAGGTATGCGTGCATCCGGAGGTATTTTGATTTCAGGTATTTTATGGCATATCATACGTGCGAATGTGTTCACTATATATGTAATCATTTGTATTTATTTCAATGTTTTAAATAGACAGTTGCAACAAAATACTCTTTATTCGATCCAAAACAAACTATATATTAAAGATAGTATTATAAGTGTCAACACGCTTAAAAAAAGAATTGGCATCGCTTGAAGAAAACGGCGGACCAACTTGGTGCAGAAAATATCGTCCTTTTAAATTGTTTAAAATTAAATTGTTTAAAATTAAGCCAAGTCAGCGAATCTCTTGCAATGATAGCGACTTAAAACTTTAATTGTGAATCGTCAATGAGTTGTTCAGATTGGCCAATGAGTTGTTCAGATTGTTCAGATTGACCGTTTTGAGATTTGCGAGCTTTGACATGAGCTTTATCTGAATAATAGGTCAATACAAAAAAGAAAATGACAGTACCAAGGAAAATAAACAAAATAAACCACCAATTATTGTTGTTTTCCTCTATCTGGTCTTCTGCTAAACATGTGTGTAATAAATATGACAAGAATAATAATTTCATTTATAACAAATCATCTTAAATATATAGTGTTAAAATGTTTCCAACAAAAGTATAAATGAACTATGAAATAAATAAATTATGTCCGAAATTAAAAGGCTCAAACTTCATCAAGATTTACACGCATGGCATTCAAATCAATTAGAACAGAAAATTCAAAAAATAAGAGAATCTTGTCAACACGACATGGTCCAAAAGTCTTCAAAAGTTACGTTGGAATATGACTTTGGGTTTTTTTACAAAGTAGTGACAAGAGAGTGTAGCAAGTGTAGTTTTACTTTGATAATGAACGATACAGGTTGGTAACAACAGGTTGGTAACAGAATGTAGTTGGTAAAAATATACTATATATTGGTTATTTTTATTTGAAAATGTATACGACTTATTCTAAAACCGAACTCGAAGAAAAAGAAGAAAAATGCTTAGCAAAAGCATGTAGAGACCAAAATCCGATACACATCCGCGCAGAATCCAAAGAAACTATCGAACAATTAAACACAAACGTGTCTTACACCTTTAAAGATTGGGAACAAAAAGACAATCAAAAATGGCTGCAAGGACATCATCAAAAAATGGTATGTATATTGTCGGTTTCACTGGCAAAACCCGACAACTCTGATAATACTATCGACGATACACGCCGAACTATGCTCATGAAAGCCATTTCAAGTTGGATCGACCACGATTGGTCAGTTCTCTTATTTGTTCCAGTATTCAACCAAGACCAATATGAAGATTGTGCCAAAGTAACGTCAACATTCAACAACAAAGTCAACGTTGTCCCATATGAACTTGACCAAGGAACATGCAATAACAGAATGAACGTTGGAGAGTCCAGAAATGCGATTTTACATTTTGTAAATAAATTCAAACATATCATGAAAACATGCACCGTCGCAGATGAAAGGGTGGAATGTATACTCAGACCAAGACCCGTGTTGAGCAACATCAGTGTTCAACCAAACGACGAATCAGTTGTTTGTGTCAATCAACGCATACAAGAAGGTTACGAGAGACTTGCCATCGTCAATGACTTTTTAAGATTAGGTCCCGACGCCAAAGATATATTCATAAAACACCAAGAAGAATCTGACAACTTTTGGAAAGGACGCAAGAAAAAAGAACAAGTGTTTAAGACGGTAGTTGCAGTATACGACCCGCAAAATCCAGAGACTTCGCTTTGGCACCAATTGAACGCAATAAACCCCACACTGTTAGGGTTGCCACAAGAATATAGATGGTTTATGAGAAAAACGCCAGTGGGTGATTTACCTGCGCCCAAAAAAAGATACAAAAGATGGAAAAAATCTAGTGAAAATAAATTTCTCGGTGCTGATGTTGGACCATTTGCTACTACGCGTTTGACAATGCCAACACAATTGATTGTGTTCAAAGTGGACACCTGGAACGACCAACTGTACTATCCATACACAACAATTGGTGAAGACAATTTTTTCTCTTACGAATGGGCGCATAACCTTGGACCAATTCGTCAATTGGATTGCGTCCAAATTGTCCGTAAATTTAATAAGAACAAAGTGTCCATAACCCGTACACCAGACGACATTTCCAATTATACAGATTGTGCAATTAGAGAACTGATGTATATTCTGAATTCCGATACATATGTACAAAGGAAGAGTTGGCCGATGACAAAATTATTATGGGTTCCTGAAGCTGATCCCCAGAGGCTCGACCAAGAGTGTTACAAATGGCAAGCCTTTATTTTTAGTCAAATTTCCTCAGTTGCAAAATCTAGAAACCTTGACATCTCTGAAAAAGCAGAGTGGATTAGCGACCGCATGTTGCAATTTATATTGTCGGAAAAATTTCGTGACACAAAATATTTTTCCGATGAAAATGAAGAAACTTACAACAAAATGATTGCATTGCTCAAAGAAAAACACATCTCTCGTATCCGAACATTGAAATTGGAAATACCTGAACCAAGGGACGCATATTACTCTGACGATGATTCTGACGATGATTCTGACGATGATTCTGACGATGATTCCGATGATGATTCTGATGATGATTCTGATGACTCGGAAGAAATTGACGAAAACTTGGACGAAGTAGATCTGAATGCGTTGAGTGTGACTACGTTGCGACGTCTATGTGTAGAACGTGACTTGAAACTTGGAAAGCGCGCTCATCGCAAAACATGTATCAATGCACTTATTTCTTGGAAAGATTCGTTGGGTCTTGCTGCTATCATGGGACAGATGAAAATAAGTGGCGAGTGGAGGCCACCGAAAGTCGGCGACAGAGTACATATCAAGTATCAGGGTCCAGGCGAAGAATATGGTGGAACGATCATCAAAATAGAACTTGTTGGAAGAGGACCTGAAATAACAATGAGATTTGACGACGGGGATGTAGAAGTGTTTACACCCAAAACATTTTCAAAAAAATCTTTTAATGATGGAAATTGGCATTACGATTAATGAATACTTGCCTTTTATAAATGTTGTATTCCTATCTTTACTTTTAAACTATTAATTCCTTGGCATAAATTTCCTTGTTTCTATTTGAAAAAAAAAATGTCCGAACCAAAAGCTAAACACCAACGCATCACCCCAAACAAAAACAACGACATCACAGCCCCTATTTTCGAACCAGAACAGGTCAACGAAGCCATTGAGAGTATCGAGAACGGTATAAATGAAGCGGTTATCATAAACACTAACATTGACTTCCCATGGAATGGTGACTGTATGGTTCGCTACTTTAATTCAAGAACAAAGCCTGAATTTCACGTACCTGTGCCTGAAAACTCTTCAACACTATCCAAAACGACGTACAATCTGCCTGGGATAAATGGTGGTATGTGGCACGCTTACGCTACGAGCTCTCACGACGCTGTAGTCGACACAGCAGTCTTTCAAAAAATTGCCACTACAATTACGGGAGACCGTGAGTTCAAACTTTGTCCAGAACGTTTTCGTTTCAACCCTGTGGACCGCGACGATGGTTGGAAACAGGCCCATTTGGAAGGAGAGCACGTTATGCTCGATACTACCAACATTAGCTGTATCGTTTGTGAATCTTTGGGCAGAACATTCACTTATTACCAGGGGTCTAACAACGATCCCGATGCTCGCATATTATATTCACAAATGGGCGGTCCCGTCACGCGATTTGTGATGCCAAAACAACACCAGTTGGCAAAATGGCCTCGTGTAACGATTTGCACGACAAAACCAGGTCAAATTATACTCTTTGCGGGTTCTGTCATTCACGAAATCAGTCGCAAAACTCGGTCTTTATCTCTGTTTTTATCACCATACAACTCGAAAACAGACATAGACGAAGAAGTTTTTTATGCAGGATTAAGTAAAAAACAAGCGGTGAACAAAAAGAAGAACACCCCTGGAGCGCCCCCATTGCCCTGGAGATTCCTCCCAGATGGTACGAAACGTCAACACCCAAAGGAATACGCTGAATTGACTCGTAGACAATCCGATATATTCGGTTCATTATTCCATTCGGGTGGTTCTCATTGGGCCTCTGGAAAGCCAACCTTTTTCATGTTTCACATGATGGCGTTCAACGCATGGAGTCCAAAACTACTCCCATTTATGTTTAATGACGAAGGCAAGTATAATTACGAGGTCATTACGCCCGAACTCGTTGGGGACCACCTTCCAAAAGAGTATTTTGATAGCTTACCATTTGCGAATATTTCCGACATTGAAATGATGGAGATGAAGGTTAAATATACTGGAATCCCAGACACTGCATGGCCTCTTGTCAAATATTGGACGAAGGACATACGCATTTGCTCTGAAAACGTGTGTAAACGTAGAGGTTACATAAAATAAACACAATTTAATCAATTTTAGGTGCTAAGTAGAGGATACATAAAATAAACACAATTTAATCGATGTTAGGTGCTAAGTATACTATTGTATTGTTTTGTTGCCATTTCAAAACACCACAGTGCATGAATGTTACTGTTGAAAATATATCGTCGACTTTACAGAATGCAAATATTCGTTTGGCGACCAACGGGTCTCCCGTAAATGTCTTTGTTTGTTTTGGTTTGCCTTTGCTTATAATAGCTGCTCCCCACCTTCTTTTTGAATGTTTAAATGTTAGAGACTTTGTTTTTTTGTCAATTGCTAAGACAAAATCGCCTTTGAGTGGCATGGTTTTCCACAAGGTTAACCATTCTTCAGTGGGAACTTCCAGAGAAACGTCTTTGGGATCGTCCGCGATGCAATTATCTTCAACGTGTTCTATGTTTGCGAAATTGTATTGTAGGGCAGAGTTGGGTCTCTCTGCGATAATCGTGAGTTTTCCTTCGATAATTTCCATCTGTATGGAATCAAAATCTTCGAGCAGTGCGACGAAAGCACGTATGGAATTTGGAATTTTAAAAGTTGCTGAACCTGTTTTAGATATGGTACAGGTTTTGACTCGCATGCCACATCCTCCGTTTTGAAACATGGTAACCTTTAATTTGTCTCCACTTATTGACAAAACAGGCTCCATTGTCTGTTTTTTCGTGTTTCCCCATGCTTCGTTCAACCATTTACATTTCACTCGAAACATTTTTGTTCATATTTTCTATTCTATTTTGAAATTCACATATGCTGGTCTAATTCTAAACTTCGTATAAAGCTACTGAATAGAATAGAAATATGTCCAAACGGCGCCGCGAAGGACCCACGATGGCTGCAAATAAACGCTTTTGCGACCCATCGTTTGTCACAACTGGCTTAAAAAGACAACGCGATGACTATATTGATATTGATTTTAAGCGACAACGCTTCCATCAGCCAGATTTCAGTGGAAACAAACGTTCTGCGGATTTTGATCAAGAAGTGGATCATATGCATAAACGTATGAAAGCTACTGTGCCTACAGCGGAAGAAACTATGGCTTTTATCCTTCCGTATTTGCTGAAAATGCGTAGTATGTACACAAACGCACAAAATGACGCCGAATCAATGAAGAAACATTGCGATACGCTTGAAAAGCATTTGCAAACGTTGCAGGGGGCATATCATAAATTGATGGACCGTAATAATATTTTGAAGCGCGAATTGGACATCACAAAATACCGTCTTATGTTGAATATGGATGAAAATCCAAATTGTATGCAGTGAATAGGGGTATATAGGAATTTGCGAACTATGAAAAATGTCACGTCGCGCAGGAGCAGGAACAGATGAATCCGATACAATGTTATCTCCAGATATTGAATCTGGAAAAATGAAAACAGATACGGTGTACGAATTAATGAAACTACGTGATTTACAGTCATTTGTATCTAAAATTTATTGGTTGGTGGTGATGTGCTTCTTTGCTATCGGGTGTATTTTGGCACTCGTTTTGTCAGATGGAACATTTTCAGATGTATTCATGGCAGAAAATTTATTGTCTTCGATTGGCATCTCTGCTTATATTTTATTAGTAGCATTAATGATCATGTGTAACAATCACGGCGAAATGCGAGTGATTCTACTACTAAGCATCTTATTTTTTATAGGATGTTTATCTGGATTTATGCTGGCGCTTCACTTACTGGATATAAATATAACTCTACAATCTACAAAGAATTAACTATTTTACATTGAATTTCCCACCATTGTAACCCTTTATAAAAACCCCTTTCTTTAAACACTTGTTTGCCTTTGTCCACGATAAATTTGACAGTGTCTCGTCTTGAATGTCTTTTCGTAGGGTCTCCTTTATTGAATAATATTTCGTTTCCATAAAGTCTTGGAACTCCTTCGTGGTGAATTTCATCCTTTAAAATTGATATGTCAATAGCCAACATATCTAACCACATTAAATAATTAGATATACGTTCTGTAGGTTCATTTATATATTTTGGCACCGCTTCCTTTGTTTTGCGGTAATTTGCTCGACAATGACACCACCAGTGTGCATAAGATTGGGGCATATCGTCTCCTATCAGAACGACGCGTTCAAACGCGTTTGGCCATTCAACACGTATATATTTGAGCATCTGGTCAACGGTGGTGTAGGGGAAATTAGTGTCAGCTAACCATGTGACCATTTCTTTTGAAGCCAACCAATCTGGATTTTGAACGGTTGACATTTTGTATTTGTGAACACCTTTTATAGGGAAAAGGGATTCTGTGTTATTTAGTATAAACTTTCAAAACAAAGTTTCAATATGATTATTGTTGCGATTGACCCCGGTATCAAAAACTTAGGATGGTCCGTCTATGATACCATCAAGTGCAGATTCAAGAGCTTTGGTAGATACAACCTACTCAAAGACCAACCCAAGACAATGCATACCAAATATCCACAATTGGTATATGATTTTATTACAGCCTCGAAAGCTGTGTTTGATGTTGCAGATATTATTTGCATCGAAATTCAGATGGTGGCAAAATTTAAAATTATCCAAACAGCGTTTCAATGTTTTTTCTGGGGGAAATCGTATTTAATTTCACCAAGGTCTGTACGTTGTCACTTTAATATTTCAACAGGCAATTACGCCAAAAATAAAAAAGCTTCCGTGAACATAATACCTTCGTTGGATATTACTGCCCAAAACAAAACTTGGTTTAATTCACTAGACGTCGGTAAACGCGATGACGTGGCAGATGCCATCTTGATAGGACTATATTGGGTAGAGAAGGGTTCTTCAAAAGTGAAGAAAGAAAGTAAAAAACGTAAACGAAAAGGAGTATAAAGATAAATGGTGTTTGTTCATTATGTTACAATATGTACTTGCTATTTTTTGTTTCTTGTGGTTTATTCGCGTTTGGATTTGCTTGGTCAGCGCTCCGTATAACTTCATTCGGAGACTGATAAACTTTGCCTTTCGTTTTATACAGAAATGTTATACAAAAGCTTCCAATATAGCCAAATATACGAGCGTAAAGGGAAAGAAGTCCACTCAGAATACCAACGACCTCAAATAAGTTCATGTCACGTTCGAAAACATAGAATCCATACATAACAATGACTCCACATAACAATGACTCCAACGCATATCGAACCTCCGATTTGTTGAATTCAACCTCCGATTTGTTGAATTCGTGTAAATACTAATTGAAATCGAGTACGTAGCGATTCATCAGTATCTCTGAAATCCTCTAAATCTTCATATGTTAATTTACGTTTATGCATAAGTCTGGCATAGTTACAATCGTTGCACACTTACACTATAATATTTATTTTGTAATTCTGGAATAAAAGACTACATAGTAACAACATTGTACCCCATATAATTACAAAATGCATATCAAAATATTAGAATGAATATAAATACAAGAAACTTTTTGTTTATATGATTTTTTATTATTTTTCAATGTGTGTATTTTTAACAGGTATACTAATGTTGATTGCGTTTTCAATTCTTACAAAACAACCGACACTCACAATGTACATTATATCTTCTTATTTTATAATTTGTGGCATTATGATGGCAACATTCTTTATGTGTTTGGATTGGTGGAAAGTGAATCCAAAACAGACTCCTGAGAAACAAGAGTTAATACGTCGCGAAACTGAGATAGACGTTGTGTCTTTGTAGTATTCGTCGATTCCCATTGCTTTAACCATCTTTTTAACCACTTGTCAGTATGTTCACGCAACGAACACGGTTGTTTCTCATATCGCACGATCTTCTCCCATTTGACAGCAAAATTATCCATCATCTTCAAGTTAATTTCTGCTTCCGTCAATATAGCCGCCGATCGAGATAACGAATTGTCGTCTGACACATCTGAATTCCGCAAGTCCGTGAGCGCATTGTTTCTTTGTTGCTTACACTCTAGTTGGTTGCCATCGAAATCGTCCAACCATGATAATATATAATCTGTTACATCTTTAAAATCTATCTGTTCTCCGGTCCACGGGTTGTCAGGAACATTCATATTGTGCTGTGTTAGTTCTGAAATTTGCAATAATAGCGCAATATATTGCTGTTGTTGCTTTGTTAATCGCGCTATATCTTGTGCCAATTTAGAAACTGTCATCCATTGCTCAACATGTGGATGTTCAAGCTTTCGGCGTTTTTTCTTAGGTGGCATGAATAACTGCAGCACCGAAAGCTAAATAGAGTCATTTACAAAATAAATAGATTCAATCATCTTCTAAAGAACGCAGTAAATTTAATCCCGTTAGAGGGATCAAATCAAATGCATGACAAAGCAACATTAACTTCCACAAATTTACGAAATTTGTCCCTGTGACCCCAAACATATTTGTCAATAAAGAACCCCACTCTTCGGCAACAACACCACCTATATTTGTTATTGACATCAATAATGCGTACAACGAACCTTCTACACCAGGCGGGCATAATTGTGCACCAAGAACAACCATTGGCATTGTAATAAATTGTCCAACCAGTGTAATAACAACACGCTCTACGAATGCAAAAATAAAATCAGGTATTCCAATTTGACGATTGGTATGAAACACCAGAAAAAACAATGTATTTTCTAATAAGAACGAAATAAACAAAGACCATCCAAAAATTTTTCGAAACGATACTTTTGTAAGCCATCTTTTGTAGACCCAAGTACCGAGTATAGCCACGACATATCCCATAACATCAAGTGCACCAAATTCATTGGGAGTAAATCCCAGCTTTCGTTCGTAAAAAAATGTCATAACACTACCATACCCAGGTGTCACACAAATCATAAAAATAAATAACGCTGGTTTGTAAATTCCTGGTTGTTTAACAGCAGCGTACAATGTCGAACTCGTCTTACGCCAATCTTTCTTTTCTTTGGTCTTTATTTCGACAATAAAACACGACAATATGGCAATAAAAACAGGTATCATAGAATTGATCAAAAATACTTGCGCATATCCCAACTTTTCGTAGGCGAGTGTGCCAAAAATAGAGGCCAAAAACCCACCAGCAAAACGCATCATCCATGACCATGATTGAACGCGGCCTTTATTTTCCTCACCTTCTTTTCGAGCCGCTTCGACCAATAACGAGTCGGCCATAACATCCGCAAAACACATGCCCGCTGACGACAGAGTCATCACCAATGTAATCACAAATGCATCATGCGGACAAAAAGGCAATATTATCCACATTAATGACGATGTATACGCCGCAAAAATCATATAAGGTTTACGACGATATCCATAAATTGGTTTGGAATCAGAAATAAAACCAAACAAAGGTTTCAAACACCATGGTATACTGACAACTCCAAATATGGCAGCCATTTGTGCGGGCGATACTTGTACAGTATCCATCATCCAATAACGCATCGCCACAGATGGAAATTGAAAGGAAAACCCCAGAAATAAATAAAAAATTAAGAGAGGAATCATTTATACAGATAGTAGATTTAAACAAATACGTCATTTTTTATTTTCTTTTGTGGATTTTAATCTCCATTGGCGTTCTTTAGAAACAGGATGTTCATAATATATAGTACCCGTCTTTTCACATTCAACTTTTTTAAATTCCTCCAGTGGACGCACTTCTTTTGTAGACATTTGACGATAAGACATTTTTTCCAACAATCCCATATTTATACATCTATTCCATTGGTAATTTACCCACTCCATAATATTGGCGACTCCTGTCATTTTCGCGCAAAAATTTGAAAATTAAAGAAAAATTATCCATTTCTCCTGGCGTTTCCTTCGAAACCCACTGATGGTACACCGTTTTTGTTGTCACATTGTCAAATTTCAACTCAGGCACACCGCTCGAAACAGAGTTTTGCATGATTGTCACAATAGTTTTATAACACTCACGTACCATAGAGACGTCTGTGACCGAACCATCGCCAATACCAGAAGCGATTTGATAAGCCAATAAATTCGCATGGTATGGTTTAAAAGATTGCCAGACGACATGGTCACTATTGTCCTTTGAAAATAAGAAATTTGCTAGGGCCATTAGTTCGGCAGGTTTTTTGTAATAATTCGGATCTTCAAGAGCCGCCAATATGCGCGCTGGAGTATTGTCAGTGCAACGCCAAATTCTCAATGTGCGAACATCGTCACTCGCTCTGGCCGATTGCACTGGTTTTTTTTCGAATGGATGTGGAGCCGGTGTCGAATTTTGCACCTCGTCACTACCAAGCCATTCGTATAAATCAAGTGCTTCCTCACTGTTTACCCATTCGTCATCGTCGGACATTTTGATAAAGATTCATGTATAATAAATAGTGTCAATTTGTTAGTAGAAAAAAAGTGTGCGATAACATGCGTCATTTTGGGCGCGTTGCAATTTAAGAGTATATATATTCACAACTTCCAAAGTGGTAATGTTTGGAAATGAACGACGAATATGGAAAGGACAAAAGTCCAAAAAACAACCACAAACAAAGGAAAATCTCCAAAGATGGCTTAGGAAGTATTGTGACGGCGTGAAGAACCACGGTGAACCCAACACCTGGGATGTCACCCGCGTGAAAGATATGTCAGGACTGTTTGAAGACGTTAAGACGTTTAATGCACCGATAGACCAGTGGGATACGTCGCAGGTGACGGATATGGAGTGCATGTTTCATGGTGCCACAGCGTTCAATCAACCGTTGAAGTTCAATACATCACTGGTGACGACTATGTACGGCATGTTTGAGGGTGCCACATCGTTTAATCAACTGTTAGCGTTTGATACGTCGCAGGTGACGACTATGGAGGGCATGTTTCGTGAGGCAAGAGCGTTCAATCAACCGTTGAAGTTCAATACATCACAGGTGACAAATATGAAGGCCATGTTTGAGGATGCTGAGTCATTTAATCAACCGCTCGAGTGGAACACGTCGCAGGTGACGACTATGCGAGACATGTTTCGTGATACCATATCTCTCAATAAACCGTTGACGCTGTATACGTCACAGGTGACGGATATGTACAGCATGTTTGGTGGTACCAGCTCGTTCAACAATGGAGGACAACCGTTAACGCTCGACACGTCACATGTGACGGATATGACTTACATGTTTGCTGCTGCCAGAGTGTTCAATCAAGATATCAGTGCATGGAATACGTCCAATGTGACGACTATGAATAGCATGTTTTACGCGGCCAGAGCGTTCAATCAAGATATCAGTGCATGGAATACATTACAGGTGACGACTATGGAGAAGATGTTTAATAAGGCCACAGCGTTCAATCAAGATATCAGTGCATGGAATACGTCGCAGGTGACGACTATGGAGAACATGTTTGGCCATGCCAGAGCGTTCAATCAACCGTTGACGTTCGACACGTCCCAGGTGACGACTATGGAGAACATGTTTGGACATGCCGTAGCGTTTAATCAATCGTTAGCGTTTGATACGTCGCAGGTGACGACTATGGAGGACATGTTTACACATGCCAAGGCGTTCAATAAACCGTTGACGTTTGACACAAGACATGTGACGACTATGGACGGTATGTTTTACGATGCCACTGCGTTTAATCAACTGTTGACGTTTGATACGTCTAATGTGACGACTATGGCTTACATGTTTGCACATGCCACTGCGTTTAATCAACCGTTGACGCTGAATACATCACAGGTGACGAATATGTCTGGTATGTTTGATGGTACCACGTCGATGACATATCCCAAACCAGAAATGAAGGTATCCAAACTGGAAAATAAGACATGTAGTGTCAAAGACGGACCGCTTCCGTCCACCGGACCGCCAACAATCCTCACTGCGGTCAATGATGAGGTATATCTTTACATATGGCCAGAATTCTGGCCAGACTTTCGCTGCGTTATAACAGAAGATGCGTCCATAACAGAAGATGCGTCCATAACAGAAGATATGTCTGGAAAAAGTAAAGATGGTGTAAATGGATGGCTGCGAGAGTACGGTCACTTTCGTAACGAAACAGACGGTAACGGTATAAGCGAGCGCACAGTGAATGTCGTATCAACACCGTCGGAAATCTCAATAAATTTGGTCTACTTGGGCAAGGCGTCGGGCATTTGCACGCTTGCAGTCGCGTCTGTACTGTACGCCGTGCTCGACAGAATCAACAAGAAGGGTCATTTTCCGACCAAAGGAAAGGTGCATATTCAGTCTAAGAACGGTTGTCGCGCCTTTAACTGTTATAACAGAGCGTTTGAAATCAATGGCTTCTCGTTAAAACCAAAACAGTACAAGTACGTTCGAAAATATGCACAAAATGGAAATGGTCATGGAGAATTTCGTCACACACTGCATTATTATTCCAAACGCCAAGACAAATTGAAATACGTCTACCAAGCCGAAAAGACCCTTGAAAAGGCCAAAGTCGACGTTGAAAAAGCCAAAGCCAAATACCACCAATACGTGAAAGGTATCAAAAATGACTCTTCGTCGGAAGAGAAGACAACTTCGTATTAAAAAAAAAGTTAAGAAGAAAATCATAATTCCTCTTTACACTACACATGAGAAATATAAAATATACATGTACATAAGAAATATAGCCAATTTAGACAAACATGCAAACTAACTGAATCCTGACCATGAAGAATATTGGCATTGTAGAGAACAACCTGAACATTACACTGACAGTAGTGACGTTACCCCGAACGTGATGAGTATGGATTCAGTAGTGATGTGGCACTAAAAGGCCAGTTGTGCGCTTGTTACAAAAATGGTGTAAAATTGAACATCCAAGATGTCCACCTGCATTTATGGAAGCAGTGCAAAGTGAGGCAGAAGATAATGAGGAGGAGTGACAAAGGTTTGGTTCTGTTGTATTGTTCGCAATAATTTAAATTAGAACGATTAAACATAACTTTGTGTAACATTTAAGAAATCTATCAACTTGGACGTTTTATTTTTCCGAATAGTTTTCCACACTTGCCGAAAATGTGTTAGTTCCATATCATCGGCGGCTTCAGTGTTCACAATTCCTAGCAGATGAGCAGATTTAAAAACACACTCGAACGTTTCCCATTCTGGTGAAGATTTTGACTTAAATTTGTTGGACGGTATATCTCTCAAAATTGCCAGTAATTTCAGTTCCATATCTGTGGACAAAAGTTCCATATCTGTGGACAAAAGTTCTGATTCAAGTTTTGTCAACAATGTATATGCGTGATCTCGTCGAATAATATTACGTCGGATTCTGGACATTTTAAAAAAATAAATGATCTTTATATACGTTCAATAGTTCCGTATAAAAAGAAACAAAGTAAAAGAAAATGCCAGTCGTTCGAAAATGTGTTTATTGTGGAAAATCAATGATAAGATCCACCTATGAAATGGCCACACATGTTGAACAATGCCGGAAAAAAATAGAAACAGTCCAAAAAACAATCACAAAACCTATTCTAAAAATGTCCAAAAAACAATTACAAACCTATTCTAAAAATGTCAATTCAAATACTCTGTGCAAACGATGAGAAACTCATCGTCGACCCTACATCTCTGGCGAACGTCCCACCAGTTTTGGCGCGTTTATTAGGCGTGGTAGAAGGATTCGCACCTCCAGAAGTGGACGAAAACGGAAACATGACATTTTTAAAAAAATTCTCGATTGAAAGAAACGATTTTGTAGATTGTCTTATATTTTTGCGCACTGGTCATATTCGACGTATTGGCAATTTGATGACTACGTTTAATATATTGGGCGGGTGTAACGCATTCGATGCAAAATGTGAACAAATACGTCAAGAAAACAAAGCCGCGGAGATGAAACAAACTGAAGAAGCCGAAAAACGTATAAGAATGAAACAAGAAAATCCTCTCACACCTGAAGACAATGATTTGGGTTTATTTCGATTTGAACTTCATCCAAATCATTGGAACCATGATGGAACATGGGAAGTTACATCAGCCATATATCATATGCTTTGGTGGCGTAAATCTCTAAAGAACATAATAAGTGAAAATTGATATAGCCCAACTGTGTAAGTTCAAATGGAACCAAATGGAACCAACATGGAACCAATGTCTTCAAGCAAAATACGTAAGATTTGCCGATTTCACAGAAATGAATTAAGAAGGTTGGAAGACATATTGGATCAAAGACGCATAGAGAAACAGTCGAACTGCACACACGTGTGGAGAAAAGATATGTCTGCTAGAAGTGGGAGAAGTCATTATGATTGTACTAAATGTGGATTATATAAATAATTTATAATTTATTTTTCTCTTCTTTAACGGTTTCATCTACGCATTTTTTCATACAATCGTCGTATTTTAACCTGTATATGGCTACGAATGGTATTTGATGTGCAAAAACTTT